TTAACAGCTAACTCATAGCAAATCATTCCTATTCAGATGCCAACTCAACCCTCTGTTTTTGCAGAGGGTTTTTGTTTTTATGTATTCATTTCTATTCACTCTACGCCATATTTTTCGGCGGTACAGGTGACGGTATTACCTTAAAGGTATACTCTCATACCGTCATGAAAATGGTTTCTATACGGGTGAATTGTGCTTACCGATACAAAATTAAAAAACCTCAAGCCGCAGGACAAACTGTACAAGGTCTCCGATCGTGACGGGCTGTATGTCGCTGTGCTTACGTCAGGCACGGTCTCGTTTCGTTATGACTACCGTATCAACGGTCGCCGCGAAACACTGGTAATCGGGCAGTATGGGCGTGACGGTATCAGCCTGGCAGAAGCGCGAGAAGAACTGATTGCTGCAAAGAAGCTGCTTAAAGCAGGCCAGTCGCCGGCTGCGGCTAAACGTGACGGTATCAAAAAGATTCGTGGTGCCGAGACGTTTGCGGTACATACCGCCAGTTATATGAAACACGTCATCCTGGCTGAAAGTACCCGCGCAATGAAGCAGGCAGTGATCGACCGTGAAATACTTCCTGTTCTTGGCAACAAAATGATGACTGAAATTACCACATCGATGGTTCGTGATTTGTGTGACAGGATTGTCGAACGCGGTGGTCGGGCAACAGCAGTACAGGCCAGGGAGATCATCAGCAGCGTATACCGTCACGCCAATGACCGTGGTCATGGTTTGTTTAATCCTGCGGCTGACATTAAACCTTCGTCTATCGCCATATTTAAACCACGAGAGCGAACACTGACACCAGAAGAAATTGGCCTGTTCTTCCGCACGCTGGATGCCATTGGTGCTATGGGCACTATGAAAATGGCTTTAAAGCTGGTGCTTATCACTATGGTTCGTAAAGGCGAATTCACCAACGCAACGTGGGATGAAATAGATTTTAAAAAATGGACATGGACAATTCCTTCAGACCGCATGAAGGGAAGCCGGGCGCACGTTATTTACCTGCCTAAACAGGCACAGGATATATTGGTCGGGCTGCAGATGTGCGCTGGTGGAAGTGAATATCTGGTTCCTGGTCGTTACAACTTCCGGAAGCCATTATCTAATGCCGCGCTGAACTCTCTGATCGACAGAACGGTGAAAATAATAAATGAAAATGGTGAGCATATTCAGGACTTCACCGTACACGATATGCGCCGTACAGCCAGTACGTTATTGCATGAGGCTGGTTATCCTTCAGACTGGATTGAAAAGGCTCTGGCACATGAGCAGAAAGGTGTGCGCGCCGTATATAACAAAGCGGAATACGCCAGACAGCGCGCCTACATGTTGCAGCAGTGGGCCGATATGATTGATTCCTGGATTGACGGGGAGCATACGGATCTGATTCCGTTCTCCCCGTCGAAGTTTGAGAAATGGATGGCGGGGGAATAACGTTTAATTATTCTGCTGATTTTCTTCCATCTCGGCTTCTGCTGCCAGTGATTCAATTTTATCTGCGAATATTGCTGACAGTGTTGCAAATTCAGCATCAGTGACAGCGGGAATTGGAACAAACCTGATCCCGCTGTGTGCAAGCATGTTTGCAGTTTCAAGGCATTTCCTTAAATCTGCTGGTGATGCCCTGTTCATGCTGCACGCTCCCGCCCCTGGTTGTCTGTTGGTGACAGCGGAGAATTGCTGAATGCATTTGTTAATCCGCCAATATCCAACGCGTATCCGGGGTGTAGTTGCACTGCCGGGTCTTCACACTGATTACCCCAAACATCGAAGCCATGAGACGTCTGGCGGGCGAACAGTTCAATGCGAGAAACATCGCCTAACAATTGCACAAGTTTTTCACGAACGATATCTGGTTTTCTTGAGTGCTCAAGCCGCGGTGCGGTAAATGACTGAACGATCCCTGCATTAATGCGCGTAGGTAGTTTTCCCTTTACTGCAAACAGGCAATCTTCACTATTGGCGCGAGTCATGTGTCCCATACCCATAACCAGTTTATCTGGTTGTCGACTACCACATTTTATCCACGTGAAGCCCTTCATGGTCATCAGACGGAATCCCCAGGCTTCAACAACTTTTAGTGCTTCGAGTGGTTGTGTTGGCACCCACCACATGGCCAACAGACAGTTTTCATCGGCCAAATCCCACACAGGAAGGCGGCAGATATCCAGCACACTCATAACCGGATATTTAAAACCGGCACCGCGATTACCATCTGCGGCTTTGTCCCGGTATACCCAGGGTGGATCTGCATAGATTAGTGTGTATTTCTTAGTCATAAACCACCCCACAACATCCTATGCCGCTATAGTCGCCACGGCGAAGGCCGTTACCTTTTGTGATACATTGGTCCCTGCGAACCGCGATCCTTGCACGCTCAACATCACCAGAAGCAACATCCATACACTGAAGCCAAAGGTGAGCGGCAATGCGGAACTGCCCTTTTTTCTCTCTTTCAATCGCGCGTTTTTCGATCTCTATCGCCGCAGGAGTAACGGCGACAATCTTTGACGGACTGCGCATTGAAACCTTGTTCATGTGATATTTTTCAAGTCGGCTTAACTTTCTCACTTAATCCAACCCTCTCTGAAAATTAATGCCAGCAGATAAAGCCATGCTGAAACAGAGGCCAGGAATAAGTACCATCCTGACCATTTGCTCCAGTGCCTTAGAAGCACACTCATGCAGCGTTGCTCACAGGACGATATACACGTTGCTGAACCGGAGGCTTTTTACCCTGGAACTCTGCCGGGCTTGCTGCCTGACGTTCATCAAGCCAACGCTCAACTTCGTCACGGTTCCATGCGCAGCGTTTGTCAGTGATATACCAGCGTTTAGGAAATTCACCTGCGCGCTCCATACGGTCGATAGTGCTCCATGACAGTGGCACCACCGCCAGGAGTTCCTTCTTACCTAATGCACCTTTCATAAATACCTCTCTTGGTTGCAGTGCGGCGCGCGTGGCGCCGCGGTGGTGGTTACATAGATGTTTCGTTTAATTCTTCCCGACGAACGCTGTAAACGTCGGTGGCTTTTGCCAGCAGTTCGTCATCATCTGAAAGTTTTTGTGCAATGTATTTGTAAGCCTTATCCAGTTCGGAGACAGTGCTGTAATTCATCGCTGCGCTGGTAAAGGCCATCAGCATTTCTTCTGGATCACGGCTATCCGCTTTACGCGTTTGCTCATCAGGCTTTTTCACTGGTTTAGCGTTGATCAGACTGTTCATTCCCGCAGCAGTAGTTGTTTGCGGAGTAATGTCTCGCTCAACGCGCGGTGCCGTTTCCTGTAATTCGTCAGGGGTGTAAACACCAAGAAGTACATCAGGAGCGTGCAGGCGAGCCCATCGTTTCGTGCAAAGATAGGCAAGTTGCTGGCGCGGATCCTGTTCCCACAATGGAGAGTTACGCACTCCGGCTTGCGCCATACTGATGGTAAGCTCACGTGGTTCTACTTCTCCTTTAAGAACTGCTGACACAGTTACCGTCAGATTCGGTGATTTATCTGTTTTGCCGTTAACATTCGACCAGTCACCGCTCCAGCGATAATTAAGGCGTGTCGCTAGCAGGCTGGAAGAGGATACGACCGCGTTTACCAACTGTGCTTCGTAGCCTAACGTTCCGTTTACCACATGCGTTTTCTGCGCCACGGCGAAAGGGTTCATTCCCCACTGTGCCGCCTGCATGGTCACCGCCAGGCAATCGGCAGGTTTGCCTTCAAGATGTTTCGGTACAGTCGCTTTGCTTTGTGACATCAACTCCGCGAAACGCACCAGTTGATTCATGCCCTCGGGGCTGAAGATTGCCGCAGCAGTGCCTACAGTTGCGCCTGGTTGTGATGTGATTGCGATATCATTGCTCATACGTACATATCCTGTTTACGTGCCCAGTCAGGGCGTTTAATAATTTCCACTCCGCCCCATTCATCGTTGATGCGGCATTCGTGATAGGTATTCAGATCCCGGCGGAACAGAGCGTGCCCGGCATCGACATCTGGCGCATCCAGCTCGAACACGCGTACCGGATACCGACCACAATCAATGCTTTCGCTCACGGCAAGAAAGAAAAAACCATGCGGCTGACCAGTAACCCTCATTGCGCCTTCGCGGTACATTGCGTCCTGCACGTGGTAGCGGAATTCCTCGATGTGGCGTGCAAAACGGTCCATATCTGCAACCTTTTTCACGTCGACGATCACGTTGTGCTCGTTCAGCCATTTGTCTGGACGAATTCGGCACAACTCACCCGTCTCTTCATCGTTCCAGTACATTGATGCTTCGCAGTAACCAGGTGCTTCCAACATCCAGCGTGCCGCCGGATGAGCCATTGCGCTATCACGCATCAGCTCCAGTTTTCGCCACTGCTCGACATCAAGTACCGTAATACCCATATCCGCCACATCACGAAGAAATGCTTCTTCGTCAGCTTTACCTTGTTTTGTCCGACGATCGAATTTCGGTGAAACGATGAAGCGTTTGTCGAATTCTCCAGGTTCCAGAAGCAGGCAGTGCAATGCGGTTCCCATATCCAGTGCAGACTTTTTCTCTTCGTCTTCTGGTGCTGCCTGAACCCATTTAAGAAGCGCCGGATTCTTGGCAACCATGTCCAGTTGCGACTTACTCACGCCGTCACCTGCGTGGTAGTCTTCGTTGCTGATGTCGAAATAAATTCCCGGTTTCATGCCGCGTCCCTCTGCCCATCAAGCTGATCCGCCAGATCCCAGCGCGCTATAATTGCCATTGCCTCGCGCCGGTAGGCATCCATCAGTTCTTCGAACTCAGGGCTGTCTTTAGCAGCCTCCAGCACTTCCTGACGAACGCCTTTGCCTGTTACAACGTCGAAAGTTGAGGACAGTTGATGAAGTCGGATGCTCTCAATCAGTTCAACTTGTCGGTCATATAGCTGTTCTGACAGGCGGTAGTCCTTGTCGAATGCCAGCATGATTTTTTGAAGATTTTTCTGCTGATTAACGTTCATTATCAGCCCTCCCATATCTCGTTATCGTTGGCCACATCGCGAGCTTCTTTGCTGACGAAAGCCCACTTAATGCCTTCCTGTAAGGTGCGAAACTTCCAACTCATGAATCCGCATGCAGTAACGCAGTACCAACCGTTGATGATTTTCCACTGCATAACTTGTTACCTCGGTCTGTTACCGTTGAGGTAATAATTATGCGTATTTGGTTTGATGTCAATAGATATGAGTTAAGAAAATTACCTATTAGGTAACAGTATAGGCAATAAAAAAGCCGCCAGAAGGCGGCTTACTTACTGAAAAGTATGATTTTATTGTTTGTTTTTTTCGTTCTGGTTGATGACAAATTCAATGTAACTTTCGATCTTTGCTTTCTCGGTTTCGGGTAACAATGCGTAGCGCGAGCGGTCATAGTTGATGGTCGCAGGGTCGTGCGGGTGAATCAGTAATTCATAGCCGTGACGCCCGAATGCGGATGCAACATTCTCCAGGGTGGAAATGGAAACGCTGACCTCATTGTTTAACAGGCGGCTGATTGTCACCTGGGCGACGCCGGATGCGCGGTGAAGTTTTCCCTGAGTTGAAAGGTCGCGGCTTTCGCTCATCCAGCGTTCCAGGTTGTGAGCCGCCAGCTGACCAATGTCGCTTGGGCCGACAGGCTGAAAACCTTCCTGAGAAAGCGAGCGATCGATATCAAGCCAGTTACGTGGTTTATTGGCGGCAGCTTCAATTTTTCGCGCAACCTGGTCGCCGATAACCTTCTTGCCAAGAGCCCAGCGGTTTACCAGATTTGCCTGAGTTCCAAGTTTTTCTGCCATCCGCGTCTGAACACCATTGAATTCACGGTCGATCAAGTCGTTGAGATTTTGCCTGCGGACGTCCTGGATACTTTTCATTTTCTGGAAAATCGCCTCATATATGAATCAGTAGATGATTCAATTTAAAGCAATATTACCCAACAGGTAAATGCACCTCATGGGTAACTATCCTTGATTTTTGTTACCTTATGGGTGAATATTTATTATCTGAAATAAATATCAGGCAATAGCTATGAGCGATAACGGACATTTCGATTTCAAAAAGCACTGGCTTGCACTTACTCCGGATGAGCGTGAAGCCTTCGCACAGGAAGCCGGAACGACGAGTCACTATATCCAGACTCACTTAACAGGTAAGCGCAAAATGCCAGGTAATGTATTGATGGATGGGCTTTTTAAAGCCTGTAAATCAAGACAATGGCTGCGCTCAAAAGCAGAACTGGCATACTTCTTCTACTCATGATATCCAGCCACAACCCTCTGTAGACCGCCATCCGGCGGTCTTTTCATATCTATTCGTACCTCAAAGGTAATAAAAAACCAAATATGGTTGATCTTTTTTTTGTGTCAGCACAAAATAACCGTAATCCCAATACTAATAACAGGGCTTACCATGGAAATCATTACACGTATTGATGCCGCAAAGCGCGGACTTAAACGCTACTACACCGGAAAACCATGTAAGCACGGACATGACAGTGAACGCTGGGTTTACAACGGACACTGTGTTGAGTGCACCATGGAATCAAACCGTCGCATCAGGGCAGAGATTAAGCAGATCATGATTAATTCCTCCCCACAACACTCAAGCTGATAGCGGAGATTAATCATGAGCAGACATGCAACAGATTGGGCCTGGGAGACAGATCCAGGTAGCTCATCATTAAAGCTCATACTGCTCTCGATGGCTGACAGAGCCGATGAATATAACCTCTGCTACCCCAGCATAGAACGCCTCGTTAAAGACACTTGCCTGAATAAAAAAACCGTGCAGGCCGGGCTTATATCGCTCATGAAAATGGGGCTTATTTCAGATACCGGAGAGAGAAAGGGAGCGACAAAAAGAGTGCGGGTTTTCTCTCTTAATATAACCAAAAACGGGAACATTAAAGGCAACCGGGAAGGGGGTAATGAACCCGAAAACGGTAATTTTACCGAAAACGGGAATATACCCAAAAACGGGATGTTGAATGATCCCAAAAACGGGATGTTGAATGATCCCAAAAACGGGATCCAGAACCAGTCATATAACCAGTCATTTAACCAAGAGAGGGAGAGCAGGACAAAAAACGGGGATTCTGTGTCTCATGACCCCGGCGCAAACAACGCCGTGATGAATAACTTTGTTCCTCCTGGTGGGCCAGGGCAATTAGGCAAATTTGTCATGCATGAACAATGGCAACCATCAGATGACTTTCTTCGGAAAAGCTCATTGCAGGGGATCTACCTGGACAGTCTGCCAACGGCACAGGAACTTGCAGAGTTCAGAATTTACTGGATGGCTGAGGGTAAGGCATACCATCAGGCACAGTGGGAGCAGAAGCTGGCAAGGAGGCTGCAGATTAGCAGACAGAAGCAATCAACATTACCTGATAACAACGTTCCGCACTGGAACAGCCCTGAAGCATGGGAGGATTTCTTGTGAACAACGTTTTTACCGCGATACAAAACCGTGACGGAGAAGCCCTTTCTCGCATGTCAGGTTATGAGCATCAGTACACCAACAATGACAACGTGGTGAACATGTCAGCAGAGAGGCTTGTTGATGCCCTTTTCAAACAGCTGAAACAACTGTTTCCGGCGGCAGTGGTAACCAACCTGAAGACGCCAGAGCAGGAAGTTGCTGCAAAACAGCAGTGGATTGCTGCGTTTGCCGAAGGGGGGATCCGAACCCGTGAACAGGTTTCTGCTGGTATGCGCCACGCCCGCGCCAGTGAGTCTCCGTTCTGGCCGTCGCCAGGGCAATTCATCAAGTGGTGTAAAGACAGCAAGATGGTTCTTGGCGTCACCATTGACGATGTGATGGCGGAGTTTCACCGGTACAGCAAGGAAAAAAGTTTATATCCTGGTGGTCCCGAAAGATTCCCGTGGCGACATCCGGTTATGTACTGGGTCGTATGTGATACCCGCCGTGCAATGTATCAGCGCCAGCTTAGCGAGATTGAGGTTGAGAAACACGCGCGCAGGCTGCTCGATGATTGGGCGAAAAAGGTAGCTTCCGGACAGCAGATACCCGATCCGGTGATCAGCATACAGGCAAAGCGAGAGCCCATGAGTACACCTCCGGACACAGGGAGAGACGTTTACCATCCACCAGGGCGAAGTTTCGGGTGCATGCCTAACGCCGCCACCCTTGGGGGAATAACACCGGCGCAGTGGCTGATGGAGGAATACAGGCGGGGAAAGGCGGCAGGATTTATCAAGTAATACCAGCGCGATAGCGCATTTTTTTACGCCTCAATGATTACCTATCAGGTAACAAAATATTCTAAACTCTATTGATTTCGTGTCTTATGTGGTTTTTAATTACCTAAGAGGTAAATCATGAGAAAACAGATACAGGCTCTTGGTCGACTCAAAACAGGCCAGATGAACAAAACAGAATCTGCGTATTGCCAGCACCTTGAGCTGCGTAAACGTGCAGGAGAAATCGTCTGGTATCGATTTGAGGGTATCAAGCTGCGGTTAGCTGACAACACGTTCTATACGCCCGATTTTGCTGTGATGCTCGCCACCGGCGAGATGGAACTGCACGAAGTGAAAGGTTTCTGGACCGACGACGCCAGGGTGAAAACCAAAGTCGCCGCAGATCAGTATCCGTTCCGAATCATCGGGGTAACGGTTAAACCAAAGAAAGCAGGTGGTGGCTGGAACATCGAAGAGTTCTGAATCGACGATCTTTTTAGTTATCAATGTAATCAATAAGTTATGTGGATAAGCGAGGGTAAAGATGGAAAGTAATATCAAAGGGTTAGTTTCCGCCGGGCATGAGATGGCTTCGGAACTGAAAGCAGAATGTGGTGCCGTTGATATGCGCAGTGTGGCAAAGCTGATCAGCGATTTGGCAACGCAACTGGAAGTGCAACTGGTGCGTGCTAATGCGCTGGCCGAAGACCACCAGAAAGCGATTGAGTCAATTAAGCAGGCTGATTCGGCTGTTAAGTTGGCACACGAGAAGTTTTCAGCGCTGGCGGCGGAGAATGCTGGGCTGAAACATGCAATGGCTGTAACTCTTGAGCATGTGTCGGTCACGGATGCAGGGCAGGCTGGTGTTGCTGCAATGATTATCAACGATGCCCTACACCACAGCGAAACTCCAGCCACCGATGCTTTTCTGGCTGAAGTACGTGCGCAGGGCGTGGAGATGTTTGCGGAGTGTGCATACACACTTGAACATCATGATCACGCAGTAGCTTTTGCCGCCGAGCTACGTGAAGGAGGCAACAAGTGACTGTATGTCTTATTGATAAACGTCGACGTGGGCAACAAATACCATCTGTTGAAATGCCGAATCACACATGGTTTTGCGTACTTGATATCGATGGTATGGATACGTTGATCGACACTCGTCATTACTGCGATACCGCAACAGCTACTCCTGCAAAAGCAAAGAAAATGGCTGCTCTGATAGAAAACTGGACTCCACCTGATGGTTGGTGCAATGGGAATGATCGAGATTGGCACGAAAAAATGAAGGGCTATATCTGCGATTTTTTACGTAAATGCAACGGATTCAGGGTGATGTGATATGACCAAAATTAACTATCAGGCACTGCGTGAGGCGGCAGAGCGTGCAATTCCGGCAATGGAACGCCTGTTAATGTTGCCAGTTGATGATGATCTGATAAGCGAGCAGGAACTTAAAGATAGCGGTGTTGATATTGATGCGCTCAATGCCTTCAAAATTCTGGCCGGACCAGAAAGCGTGCTGGCGCTACTGGATGAACTAGAAGCTAAAAACAAACGCATTACAGAACTGGAAGCGAGGGAAGTTCAATTACCGACTCGCTACGACCTTCGATATGGGCACCCAATAAATGCTAATAAGCGGCATGTCATGATACCTAAAGAAAATGGCAGTTGGCTTTGCCTGATTGACTTAGAACACGCACTACGCGTCGCTGGCATTCGCATCAAAGGAGAGTGATATGGCACTGACGAAAAAACAACGTGCAGAGCTGCGCATGAAGTTCGGCGGTCGCTGTGCTTATTGCGGCTGCGAACTTGGCGAAAAGTGGCATGCAGACCATGTAAAACCGGTCATTCGTTTTGCTGGAAATATGCTTCACCAGGAACGTGACGATATATCCAACATGGTTCCGGCATGCCACCCATGCAATCTGCACAAGCATTGCAGCAGCCTGGAAGATTATCGGCGAATTATCAGTGATGGTCGTCGTGAATTCCTTGCGTCCGGGAAAGGCAAAGCGCTGGTTCGTATGGGATTGGTTGAAATGAAATCTGACCCGATTGTGTTCTGGTTTGAAAAATATCAAGAAGGGGCTACGGCATGACCACTATTACCAGAGAAAACGCGGAAATTAAATCATTCATCACTGGTTTCCTGAGCGACCCGGCGCACGATAACCAATCTTCAAACAGCCTGCTTGCCAATGTGTTTCGTATTGCACTGGTATCGCTGGAAGCAAAACCAATAGGTGCATTTCACATTGCAGAACAGCAAGTTGACGGCACAAGTGACTACATCAAGGATGGGGAGTGGCCTATTGATAATGGAATTATTGAGGTCTACGCCGCTCCACCCGTTCCAGTAGTACCGGAAGAAAAACCAATGCCTAATCCTCTTAGCATGTACGCGGTTGATGCTGTTGCTGCTATTGCAGAGGTGAGAGGCTGGAACGCCTGCCGTGCCGCTATGCTTCAGGGAAAAGGAGAGTGATATGACCACTATAACCGATAAGAAACAGTATCCCAGCGATCAATATCTTAATGAGCTGATCACCAACATGGAGTTTGCTGCAAGGGCACCAGTTGAAGTCGTGAGAGTGATGGCAGCAGAGCTACAGAAGCGGCGCGAAGCTGATAGTGCAGAACCTGTAAGCCAAACTTACAACTTGCCACAAACGCACTTTGAACAGGTTGCTGACCTTTACGAAATGCAATTTGAGGATGGACGCACTTGTGCCTTTCATACTGATGCGAAAAAGGCTGCGCAATGGCTTCAGTCATGTGACGGAAACAGGGTTCAGGAATATGTGAAGCTGGAGCGGTTGCAGAACGCGCTGTCTGGCAACTCTCCGGTAACTCAGGATGGCTGGATAAGCTGTAGTGAGCGAATGCCAAACGAAGAAGATGTTTTGGTTTATTGCTCAGACACAAAAGAGCAGATGGTAGGGTTTCACAAAGGTAAAGGGTTATTTCAATTCTTTTACATGAATGGTGTTGAGGGGGTATGTGAGCCGTCACACTGGATGCCACTACCAGAACCGCCGCAGGAGGTTAACCGTGGCTAACCTGCAACTTGCCGTCAAAGGTGAATATTTCGACCAGATGAAGTCAGGCGAGAAAACGGAAGAGTATCGCCTGTGTAATGACTACTGGAATAAGCGAATTATGTTCCGGGAGTATGACCGCCTGATTATCACAAAGGGATATCCGAAGCGCGACGATTCCTGCCGCAGAATTGACGTCCCGTATGACGGATATGAAATCAAGACAATCACACATCCGCACTTCGGTGATAAACCGGTAAAGGTGTTCGCGATAAAGGTAAATATTGATGGCTAAATCAGCAGCAGAGCGCAAAGCCGCTCAGAGAGCCAGACAAGCTGCATCTGGTGTGCGTAAGCTGGAGATTGTGCTTGATGCTCAGGAAATTGAAATGCTGGAGCGTAACTGTGCCACACGTCGCCCCGGGCGTGCGCCTTACGAATTTGGTGAGTATATAGCGTTACTGATCCGCCAGGATGATGCACGCGTGCGCGGGCGTATAAAATCGATCAGCAGAAAACGTTGCGGTAAGTGCGGCGAGAGAGTTCCTGTGAATTCATGCCCGTGTAATGGTGACTCGCAATGCTGGGTGACTAAAGGCTGGCATGAAACGAAATTAATAGTGTGACATGTCACGAAGGTGTTATGCCAAAAATACGCTACGACCTTGAAGATATGAGAGATAACTCAGCAAATTTTCCGAAAGAGGTTAAATTTCTCATGCATAAGTATGGTTGCGCCAGGAGGGATATAGTTATCGACAGTCAGCACCCTTGCGGCGAGGATGTAATTTTCATTCGCGGTAAATGGGAAGGGTATCTTGACGAGAGTTTTTACGATGAATTTGATGGACTTTGAATACTGCCGCCAACTATGGCGGCTTTATTTTGCATGGTACTATTACCACAACGGTAACTATTACCAAGGTGGTTATGATGCCTGCTGAACCTAAAACCTATAAACGCAAATCAACGCAATTTAAGCCACTAACAGCAATGCAGGAGGCTTATTGCCAGTCATACATCAAAACGCCTGAAAACCAGACTCAGGCAGCGATTAACGCAGGATTCTCCCCAAATACAGCGGCAGTTAAAGCCAGTGTCATGATGCGCGATGAACGCATTCAAAAACGGATTGCCGAGTTGATGGAGGAGCGCAACAAACGAATGCGCGTCAGTGCTGATTACGTTCTCATGCGCCTGGTGGAGATCGACCAGATGGACGTGATCGACATCCTCAACGACGATGGGAGCCTTAAACCAATCCGTGAGTGGCCGAAAATCTGGCGCACTACGCTTAGTGGCTTTGATCTGTCATCGACCATCATGAACATGAACGAGGATTCGATAGAGACAATCCTCAAAAAAATTAAATGGCCTGACAAGGTGAAGAACCTTGAGCTGATTGGTAAGCATGTTGATGTCAACGCGTTCAAAGAACGTCTGGATGTTAATGTGAATGTGACAATTGCTGATCGCATAGCAGCAGCCAGGAAGCGACTCAAAGAACGTCAGGATGGTAATCAGTGACAGATACAGCGTTATCTCCTGAAGAGCAGTTGATCGAGGATATTGCAGGGTTCACTCACGATCCGCTTGGTTATGCCCTCTATGCGTTCCCGTGGGGGGAAGAGGGGACTGAACTGGCACATGCCACCGGTCCACGTCAGTGGCAGGCCGATGCGTTCCGAGAGATACGTGATCACCTGCAGAATCCAGAGACGCGCTATCAGCCGCTTATGCTGGCACGCGCTTCTGGTCACGGTATTGGTAAATCCGCATTCATCTCAATGCTGATCAACTGGGGCATGTCCACTTGCGAGGATTGTAAGGTCGTGGTGACCGCCAACACCGACAACCAGCTACGAACGAAGACTTGGCCGGAAATTATCAAGTGGTCGAACCTTGCTATCACGAAAGACTGGTTTACCTGTACCGCTACCGCGATGTACAGCAATGATCCTGGGCACGACAAGCGGTGGCGAGCTGACGCAATCCCCTGGTCTGAGCACAACACTGAGGCATTCGCCGGACTACACAACGAGCGCAAACGCATCATCGTGGTATTCGATGAAGCGTCGAACATTGCGGATCTGGTGTGGGAAGTTGCCGAGGGTGCGCTAACGGACGAAGACACTGAGATTATCTGGGTGGCGTTCGGAAACCCGACGCGTAATACCGGACGTTTCCGCGAATGTTTCCGCAAATATAAACACCGCTGGAAAACTGCGCAGATTGACAGCCGGACGGTGGAAGGCACTAACAAACAGCAGTTGCAGAAATGGGTTGATGACTACGGGGAAGACAGCGACTTCGTTAAAATCCGTGTGCGCGGCATATTCCCGGATGCATCTGAATTGCAGTTTATCCCTACCGGACTTACTGACGAGGCAATGAAACGGGTGGTCACCGCTGCGCAGGTTGCACATGCTCCGGTGATAATCGGCGTTGACCCGGCATACTCAGGCGTTGATGATGCGGTGATATACCTGCGGCAGGGGCTGCACAGTAAGGTGCTGTGGACCGGCAACAAGACCACTGACGATCTGATTATGGCAAAGCGTATCGCTGACTTTGAAGACCAGTATCAGGCTGACGCGGTGTTCATCGACTTCGGTTACGGAACTGGTCTGAAGTCAATCGGTGACGGCTGGGGTCGTACATGGCAACTTGTTCCGTTCGGTGGCGCGTCTACTGACCCGCAGATGCTCAATAAGCGCGGGGAGATGTTCAACTCATGCAAGACGTGGCTGAGGCTGGGCGGCATGCTTGATGACCAGGAAACAGCGGACGACCTGTCGGCGGCAGAGTACAAAGTTCGAGTGGACGGTAAAATCGTTATCGAACCGAAGGAAGATATCAAGGAGCGGCTTGGGCGTTCTCCTGGTAAAGGCGATGCGCTACTGCTGACGTTTGCGTTCCCTGTGTCGAAGCGTCTGCGAATTCCCGGGCAGCAGAACCAGCAAGGCAAGGCCATCACAGATTACGATCCATATGCTTAATCCGCTGGTGGGGATAATGTCGTTGATATCCTCTGATGAGGATAAAACAAAGCCAGCTCATCGGCTGGCTGTTTGTGACATGTCACGGTGTTACTTAATGGCATTAAATCCAGCGTTGATGGCTTCCGCAATATTGATGGCACTTGTTTTATCGAAGTGCCCATTCTGAATAAGCGCCGCATGCAGGCATTGTAACTTCATGTTGTATAAGTGTTCGCTCATGTAATCATGATCACTTTTTGCTTTAGCGTAAACAGCGCGAGAAATATCAAACATATCGCCTTTTTCCATTTCAGAACGTTGTGCTGTTATCCAGTCATGGAACGTAACGCTAGTACCATGGTCTTCGCTAAGAGTTAACCCGGCCAGTCCCTCACTCTGAATTACTTCGTAATGCATTTCATTACCAGCAAAAACGCCATAAAAAACGCAGTCTTCAGCCTGAACGATACGAGAATATTTTAATGGCCATTCATTTAGATACTTAGCCAACATATCAATTGTCTTCATAATCTCACCTTAAAAAAATGCCCGGACGAACCGGGCGAACTGGAAGCAATGAGTTCTGCCTTCCGTGGCTGTACTGGTTTACAGCATGAAGTCATCGCAATGGCGTCCTGCTGTAAAAAGGGCGGTGATAGTCCTTCAAGGGAAACCATCACCGCCAAGCACCTGGAACTTCTGGCATCACGGTCCTTAGGCGTGATTCTGGCGTGGCATGCAGGATTCGAACCTGCGACCAACCGCTTAGAAGGCGGTTGCTCTGTCCAACTGAGCTAATGCCACAACGCTGAGAGCACTTAGCCTGTTAAGGCGCCACACTTTGTCGCGGCTCCATAAATGCTCTCATCGTTGTACCCTCGTCTCTTCCGAGGCGTCACACCGAATCGCCGGGATGGTGAATCCCCGTGCGCGGAATAAAACCGCTCGACTTGCACATTCCGGCTACCTGGTTCGTTTGCCCGAGCAAGGGAGGGTGCCCCTTAAACGTATCCAGACCGCTATCGGCGCATGTGCCATACGCCGTACTGCTCAAAATAAAAGCTCACTCCACCTGTTCAATTTAACGACAAGCCAGTCATGTTAGTAACCGGAATGAACTCTTTGGTTACCTCAAAGGTAATAATTCGCGCATTAAATGTCAACTGCCTACGATAAATAAATCATATGTGGTTAAATTGGTAATAATTTAATTGCGTACGGAGTCATTGATATGTGCATGGGTAGCTCACCATCAGTGCCTGCAACACCAGAAGTTCAGGCAGCACCACAGGAGCAGGATGCCGCCGTTGTTGATGCCCGCGACGAAGAAACTCGTCGCCGTCGCGCTGCTGCTGGTCGTAGTTCTACGCTGCTTACCGGTTCTCAGGGCGACACATCAACCGCTAAGACCAGCGGTAAAACGCTGCTTGGTCAGTAACCGGAGTCATTGAAATGGCGGAAACAACTAAAGAGCGATTGAACAAACAGTTCGCACAACTTGAAAGCGAGCGTCAGTCGTTCGAGCCGCACTGGCGCGAGTTGAGTGATTACATCAACCCACGTGGTTCCCGCTTTCTGACTTCTGAGGTCAACCGTAACGATCGACGCAATACACGCATTATTGATTCGACCGGGACTATGGCGGCGCGCACTCTCGCCAGCGGCATGATGTCAGGCATCACAAGCCCCGCGCGTCCGTGGTTTCGCCTGGCTACGCCAGATCCTGAAATGATGGATTATGGCCCTGTTAAGTTGTGGCTTGAGGCGGTGCAGAACCGCATGAACGATATGTTCAATAAGTCGAATCTCTACCAGTCTCTTCCGCAGTTATACGGAAGCCTCGGCACATACAGCACCGGTGCAATGGCGGTACTGGAGGATGACGAGGACATCATTCGCACAATGCCATTCCCGATAGGCAGTTACTACCTGGCTAACTCACCTCGTGGCAGTGTGGACACCTGTTTTCGCAAGTTCTCTATGACCGTTCGTCAGCTTGTTCAGGAGTTCGGGCTAAATAACGTCAGCGAATCCGTAAAAAGCATGTGGGAAAGCGGCACCTACGAGAAGTGGATTGAAGTGATGCATTCGGTTTACCCGAACATTGACCGCGATACATCGAAGCTGGATAGCAAGAACAAGCCATTCAAATCGGTTTATTACGAGGTTGGCGGTGATAACGACAAGTTGTTGCGTGAGTCCGGATTCGATGAGTTTCCAATTATGGCTCCGCGCTGGGAAGTTAATGGCGAAGATGTTTATGGATCATCATGCCCGGGTATGCTGGCGCTTGGACCTGTTAAGGCATTGCAGCTTCTCCAGAAGCGCAAGTCGCAGTTGATTGATAAAGCCACCAATCCGCCGATGGTTGCTCCGACTTCCCTCAAGAATCAGCGCGCCTCCCTTCTTCCTGGCGACATCACGTATATCGATCAGATTACTGGTCAGGATGGATTCAGGCCTGCTTATCTGGTTAACCCCAGTACAGCAGATTTGGTGGCAGACATTCAGGACACTCGTCAAATCATTAACAGCGCCTACTTTGTCGATCTGTTCATGATGTTGCAGAACATCAATACCCGCTCGATGCCTGTTGAAGCGGTGATCGAAATGAAAGAAGAAAAACTTCTGATGTTGGGGCCGGTTCTGGAGCGTCTGAACGACGAATGTCTTAATCCTCTCATTGACCGCGCTTTCTCGATGATGGTGCGTAAAAACATGCTGCCGCCACCGCCTGACGCGATGGAAGGCATGCCCCTGAAGGTCGAATACATTTCCGTCATGGCTCAGGCGCAGAAGTCTATCGGCCTGTCCAGTCTGGCGTCCACGGTTAACTTCATTGGTCAACTTGCGCAAGCGAAACCAGAAGCTCTCGACAAACTCAACGTTGATCAGGCGATCGATGCATTCGCTGATATGTCCGGAGTGTCTCCAACCGTCATTGTTCCGCAGGAACAGGTTGAGCAGGCTCGCCAGCAACGGGCACAGCAGCAACAGCAGCAACAAATGATGGCGATGGGGATGGCGGCGGCACAGGGTGTCAAGACGCTAAGTGAAGCTAAAACTTCGGATCCGAGTGTGTTGTCAGCTATGGCGAATGCAGTTAGTGGTCAGGGTGGGCAATCACAATGACAGATTACGAAGACGATCAACTGAAAGAAGAAAACGCCCGTAAGCAACGTGACATGGCACAGCGTGAAATTGATGACATTCGCTTTGTCATGAGCAGTGAACAGGGGCGTCGCGTTGTCTGGTCGGTGCTGGAGAAAGGCCGTGTGTTTTCCGCTATCTCTCCGATGGATGCTATGGCAATGGCATTTAATGAGGGGCAACGCAATCTGGCGCTGGAACTGTTTCAGCGCGTTATGGCGCATTGCCCTGAACAGTATTTGAAGATGGCCAAAGAGGCCAGTGAACAGGAGTGATCATGAATTTATTTGAGCGTTTGCTGTATCGCCGTCTTTGCAATGAGCAGCCAGTCGATGGTGGAGCAGCTCCGGCTGCGTCAGAACCGTCAGCGCCTGCAGGTGATACCCCTGCTCCAGTTGGTGATCCATCACAACAGGAAGGTGATAAGCCACAACCTGTTGCTGATGGCGATAAACCTGCTGATGACAAAAAGCCTGAAAACGATAAGCAGGATGAAAAAAAGGGTGGCGATAAACCAGAGGGTGCGCCTGAGAAGTACGAGTTTCAGGCTGCCGAAGGCGTAGAGCTGGATACAGAAGCGTTGAAGGAATTCGAGCCGGTGGCGCGAGAACTTAACCTGACCAACGAGCAAGCGCAAAAGCTGGTTGATGCTTATCCGAAGATTCTGGCAGGTGTTCAGCAGCGCCAGGCAGAAGCCTGGCAGAAAACAACCGAGCAGTGGGCTGCGGATGTAAAAGCTGACAAAGAAATCGGTGGCGACAAGTTGATTTCTAACCTTAGCGCCGCACAGCGTGCGCTTGACCAGTTCGGGACACCTGAACTCAAAGAATATCTGAACACCACCGGGCTGGGTAATCACCCTGATCTGGTCAAAACGTTCGTGAAAATCGGAAAGGCGATGTCTGAAGATGGCATGGTCACCGGTGGTAATGAAGGCCAGCGTAGTGCGGCCGAAGTGCTCTATGGCAAATAAGAGAGGAAATGACAATGTCTGTTAAAGGCTTAACTGCGCTAACGCTGGCTGACTGGGGTAAGCGCGTCGATCCAAACGGGAAAGTCGATAAGATTATCGAGCTTCTCGGTCAAACTAACCCGATCCTTCAGGATATGCCTTTTGTCGAAGGGAACCTTCCTACCGGACACCGAACCACCATTCGTTCTGGTTTACCTTCAGCTACCTGGCGTTTGCTGAACTATGGCGTACAGCCAAGCAAATCAACCACAGTGCAGGTAACCGATTCCGTTGGCATGCTGGAAACCTATGCGGAAGTCGATAAGTCACTGGCTGATCTGAACGGCAATACCGCCGAATTCCGCCTGTCTGAAGACCGCGCATTTATTGAAGCGATGAATCAGCAGATGGCGCAGACGCTGTTTTATGGTGATTCCAGCGTTAACCCTCAGCAGTTTATGGGACTGTCCTCCCGCTATTCCAGCCTGTCTGCGGGTAATGCTCAGAACATCATTGATGCTGGTGGCACGGGTACAGATAACACCTCAATCTGGTTAGTGGTGTGGGGCGAAAACACCGTGCATGGCATCTTCCCGAAAGGGCAGAAGGCTGGCATCCAGATGGAAGATAAAGGCCAGGTGACACTGGAAGATGCTAATGGCGGCAAGTACGAAGGCTATCGCACCCATTACAAATGGGATAACGGACTTGCTCTGCGTGACTGGCGTTATGTTGTTCGCATTGCAAACATCGATGTCAGCAATCTTTCAGAACCTTCCTCTGCCGCAAATATTGCGAAGTTGATGGTTAAAGCACTGCATCGCATTCCAAACCGTGGCATGGGCCGCCCGGTGTTCTACATGAACCGCACTGTAGGCCAGGCTCTTGATCTGCAGTCTCTGGAGAAAACATCTCTGGCGATTAGCGTAAAAGAGACTGAAGGCGAGTGGTGGACGTCATTCCGTGGTGTACCAATCCGTGAAACTGATGCGCTTCTGGAAACAGAAGCCCGCGTGGTGTAACGCCTGTTATTAACCTGTGGGTCGTAACAGACCCACTAATGGAGAAAGAAGATGATCACCGACAAACTGTTGATGTTCTCCGAAGCTCAGGCGGTTACGAATACCGCGGCTTCTACTGACGTAATCGATCTCGGTCCAATTGACGGAAAACGTCGTGATATCGGCGTGGGTTACCCGCTTGAGTTTTGGGCGCTGGTTAACACAGCCGCCGCGGCAAGCGGTGATGCAACTGTAAACATCCAGTTGCAGACGAGTGAGAATAACAGCTCATGGACCACTATTTATGATAGTGGCGCACTGGCAAAGACCGCCCTGACAGCAGGTAAACGAGTTGTTTCTGCAAAGGTGCCTGCCGGTGTTCAGCGATATCTGCGTGTTAACTACTCCGTCGCAACTGGCCCACTAACGGCTGGCGAATTCACTGCTGGTATCAGTCTTGATGTTGATGCCAATACGCCGTATCCGATCCGCTCAAAAGTAACTGGTTAAGGTGATATCGATGTCAGGTGAGAAACCAAGATACCGCGTTCTGCGCCTCTCTCATATCCATAACACACTGTGGCCGGAGGGGGCAGAAATCGAATACGAAGGTGAGCCTGGTAGCGCACTGGAACCTGTTAACGATGCAGCCAGACAGGCAAAAGCAAAAGTTGCAGGAAAGGTGTCAATGGCAGCAACCAGCACCAAAATCATCAACGATGTGTCAGATGATGGTGAACTGGATAAGCTCCGTGAAGAGTACGAATTGCTCTTTAACGAGAAGCCACACCATAACGCCAAAGCTGAAACGCTCCGCGAGAAGATCGCAGATAAGCGTAAAGAACTGGGCGTGTAAGCCTCGCGAATCAGACAAGGGGCTTCGGCCCCTTTATTGCAGGAGTGTATATGGAACTCGTAAACCTCAAAACCGGCACTGACAGCTACCAGGATGAGAGCGGAGAAACCAGAACTCGCGATGAATACCCGTGGGGGCTGTGCATCACGCTGAATAACGACACATTGAATAAGCTGAAGGCGCAACCTCAGGGCGTCGGAACAGAAGTGATGATAACTGCGAAGGCTGTTATTCGAGGCCTGTCTGCCAGAGAAACTGACGATGGTGTTAATCGCAGCGCCGATCTGCAGATCACTGATATGGCAATCGCTCCTGTTTCCGGTGATGTAGAAAAATCAGCGGCTGAAACCCTCTACGGTAACGGGGGTGAGTGATGGCCTCTGTAGTAGAGATCTGTAATCGTGCGCTGTCCAATATTGGCAACAGCCGCAGCATTAACAGCCTGACGGAAGCCAGCAAGGAAGCGGGGGAATGTTCGCTGCATTTTGAGGCCTGTCGTGATGCTGTGCTTTCTGATTTTGACTGGAACTTTGCTACAAAACGCGTGGCGCTTGCAGATACGAGCAATCCACCGCCTGACTGGGAATATGCGTACCAGTACCCTTCCGATTGTCTGCGCATTACTGAAATTATGCTTCCTGGTGTACGCAATCCAACAGCAGCAATGCGTGTTCAGTACGAAGTTGGTGCAGACACCAACGGAACAGGAAAATTGATCTACACAGACCAGCCGCAGGCATGGCTTAAGTATGTCTCTCGCGTTACAGATGTGAACATGTTTGATGCCATTTTTATGGAGGCGCTGGCCTGGCGTCTTGCGGCAGCTATTAACATGGCGCTGACTGGGAATGCAGACCTCGGTACGTTTGCCCTCAATATGTACAATCGCGTGATTCTTAGTGCTGGCTCGCATAGCCAGAATGAATCACAGGAACCACAGCCACCGGTTGATGAGTTTACCATTGCGAGGTTGTCCTGATGGCTATCAGTTGGATCCAGCCCAGCTTTGCCGGTGGTGAGATTGGACCGTCGTTGTACGGTCGTATCGACATGGCGAAGTACCAGGTGGCATTGCGCAAGTGCGATAACTTTATCGTGCGGCAGTATGGCGGCGTTGAGAATCGACCTGGTACGCGTTTTGTCGGTGCCGCCAAATACCCAAATCGGAAATGCCGCCTGATCCCGTTCCAGTTCTCGACGGTTCAGACCTATGCTCTGGAGTTCGGGCACCAGTACATGCGCGTTATCAAAGATGGTGCGTTGGTGCTGAACAGCAGCAATGTTATTTATGAAATTGCCACGCCATATACTGAAGCCGATCTGTTCCGAATTAAATTTACGCAAAGCGCCGACGTGCTTACGCTGGTTCACCCGGCATACCCGCCGAAAGAGTTGCGCCGCTATGCGCATGACAACTGGCAACTGGTTGATGTGGTAACGAAGAACGGGCCATTTGAAGATATCAATATTGACGAGTCAGTGACGGTTTATGCCAGCGCCAGCACCGGGACAATTACGTTAACAGCAAGCGCCTCTATTTTTGGCGCGGAGCAGGTAGGCAAATTGTTCTATCTGGAACAGCCTGCAGTGGATTCAGTGCCGGTATGGGAAACCAGTAAGAGTACGTCGATTGGCGATATTCGCCGTGCAGACAGTAACTACTATCGCGCCGTTACAGCAGGCAAAACAGGCACTTTGCGCCCTTCGCATACAGAAGGCACATCATGGGATGGCTGGGGCGGATCCGGTGATGATGATACTGGCATTGAGTGGGAATATCTGCACAGTGGTTTTGGCATTGCCCGTATCACTGCTGCAAATGGAACTACTGCAACTGCCGAGGTGATTTCCTATATCCCTTCGCAGGTCGTTGGCGAGGATAATGCCAGCTATAAATGGGCTAAATATGCCTGGAACAGTGTTAATGGTTATCCTGGCACTGTTGTTTATTATCAACAACGTCTTTACTTCGCCGCATCGACTGCGTTCCCTCAGACTATCTGGGCCAGCCGTACCGGGGATTATAAGGATTTTGGCAAAAGCAATCCTACGCAGGATGACGACAGAATTATCTACACCTATGCCGGGCGTCAGGTTAATGAGATCCGCCACCTGATTGATGTCGGTTCGCTGGTGGCACTGACTTCCGGAGGTGAGTACGTCATCACCGGCGACCAGAACAAAGTGTTAACCCCATCATCATTTGCATTCAGCTCTCAGGGATCAAATGGCTCGAGCAATGTCCCACCAATTGCTGTGGCGAATATTGCTCTGTTCGTCCAGGAGAAAGGCAGCGTTGTCCGTGATCTGGCCTACTCATTCGATGTTGACGGCTATCAGGGGAACGACCTGACCATCCTTGCCAATCATCTTTTTCAGAAGCACAGCATTGTTGACTGGTGCTTCTCGATTGTCCCTTACTCCAGCGCCTTCTGCATTCGTGATGACGGTAAATTACTGGTGATGACCTATTTGCGTGATCAGCAGGTTTTTGCATGGGCACCACAGTCCAGTACCGGAAAATATGAAAGCACATGCAGTATCAGCGAAGGCAATGAAGATGCGGTGTATTTCGTCGTTAACCGAACCGTTAACGGGCAAGCAGTGAGATACATCGAGAGACTGTCCAGCCGTTTATTTACCAGCGATGAAGACGCTTTCTTTGTTGATTCTGGCCTTAGCTATGATGGAAGAAATACGTCTGACAGAACGATGATCATCACTGGTGGTTCTGGTGAATGGGATTACCGCGCGGAATATACAATCAGTGTTTCTGGTGGTGCGTACTTCACCAGTAGTGATGTCGGTGCGCAACTACAGTTCCCTTATGCCGGAACTGATCCTGATACTGGCGATGAAGTGTCAAAAGAATTACGTTGCGACATTATTTCTGTAACCAGCAATACCGCTGTAGTGGTTCGTCCTAACAGGAACGTCCCGCCATCCCTCAGGAATGTGGCCACCACGAACTGGCAGATGGCGCGCCGGGCATTTGGCGGCTTGTCTCATCTTGAAGGTCAGACCGTAAACATTCTCTCTGATGCGAACGTGGAACCACAGAAAGTGGTTTCCGGAGGTGCCGTCACGCTGGAATCTCCGGGGGCTGTAGTGCACATCGGCCTGCCAATAACTGCTGAATTCGAAACACTGGATATCAACATTAACGGACAGGAAACGCTGCTGGACAAAAAACAGGTGATCCCCTCCGTTACTCTGGTTGTGAATGCCAGTCGCGGCATCTGGGCGACTACGCCCGGCGGTAAATGGTACGAATATCCACAGCGTGAATTCGAGTTCTACGATGATCCTGTTGATGATGCTACCGGAAAAGTAGAAGTGAAACTGGACAGTAACTGGGGCAAAAACGGACGTGTAAAAATCCGTCAGCTTGACCCGTTGCCGCTGTCTGTTCTTGCCGTTATTCCTCGCCTTACTGTTGGGGGATTCTGATGATTGACGTTCAAATTATTCCCGCTACCGAAGAGCATCTTCAGATGATTTTGCCGGATGTTCGTCAGGCTGATATTGACGAACTGTATGCGGTATCGCTGATGACTACCGAAGATGCGCTGCGTGTTGGTCTTCGCACTGCGACTATGGCCTGGTCAGGATTTGCGAACGGAGAACTGGTAACCATGTTTGGCGTATCTCCGGCGTCAATGATCGGTGGCAATGGTACGCCCTGGCTGGTAGGAACCAGCCGTATTGAAAAATATCAGAAGACATTTCTTCGCCACTGCCGCCCTGTATTGCAGCAGATGCTGGCAGTTTATCCGCGCCTGGAAAACTACGTCGACGAGCGAAACCATGTTGCCAAAGCATGGCTGCACTGGCTTGGATTCAGGCTTGAAGAAGCCGCGCCTTATGGTGCTCTTGGTCTTAATTTCCACAGATTTCACATGGAGAGAAAATAATGTGTAACCCAGCCATCGCTTTGGTTGCCGTCACAGTGGCATCCACAGCCGCGTCAATGTACAGCCAGAGCAAGCAGGCAAAATACCAGTCAGCCATAGCTGATCGGAATGCTGAAATTGCTGAAGCTCAGGCACAGGATTCAATCAATCGTGGGAATATTGAAGCGGATCAGCGTCGTCGTGAAATGCGTCAACGCTCAGGTACTGCGGCGGCCACTATGGGGGCTACCGGTGCGGAATTAAGTAGCGGAACAGCTCTTGACGTTTTTGCGGATAATGCTCAGTTCGGCACTCTTGATGCGTTAACGACAGTGAATAATGCTCAGCGTGAGGCATATGGGTATCAGGTTCAGGGAATGAATGCTCAGGCACAGGGGGCTGCTGCTCAGTCGGCTGCTAAATCATCGATGACCAGCACTTTGTTAACGGCACCACTAAAAGCGTACGGTGCATATAAGTTGGGTGGCGGAAGTATCAATCCGATTAGTAAGCAAGGAAACACGCCAATGTTATCTAACTCAGGTTTTATGAATTCTGACTCCCGATTCAAAATAGGAGGTTACTGATGCCTGTTGTTCCTACTACATCCGGCCGCCAGGTGCAAAGTCGTGGTGTGCAAACCGGTGGTTTTCAGACCTTCGATGTTCCTCAAGCAGGTCAGGTGCTGGCGAATGTCGCAGATCAGTATGCGGTGGCATATGGTGAAGCCAGGCAGAAAGAGAATGTTGCTATGGTTCAGGAGGCATCCCTTAAACTCAGTCAGACAGGCAGCGATCTGCTGAATAACCCTGAAACAGGTTTGCTTAACCTGAAAGGGAAAAATGCTATTGGAAAAGGTCAGGAGTATACGCAGCAGTTTGATGCTCAGGTCGAACAACTGGCTATGTCGCTGCCGGATGAACAGGCTCGTAATGCTTTCATGCAGCAGGCGCAGCAGCAGCGCATTCAGTTCACTACGCAGGCCGGGAGGTACGAAATAGGACAGGTTCGCCAGTATGAGGCGGATATGCAGGATGCGACACTAAAAAACCTATCGATGCAGTTCCGTAACCCGACAATGGCAAACCAGGCAGGATTGAAGGCATATCATAGCATCATCGCTTACGGCGAAGCCCACGGCCAGAGTCAGGAAGAGATTGAACAGAACTGGGTTTCGTGGCGCGAGAATGCCGCGAACGGTGCGGCGGAGGCGTGGTATGTGCCGATGTATCAACAGATGATGGGTCCGAACGGCAAGATTGAGGTAACCGATACACCGAGTGAGGCGCAGTTATTCTCTGCAATAATCTGGCAGGAGAGTGGCGGAAATCAGTACGGAAAGGACGGAACACCTCTGGTGTCGCCAAAAGGCGCTGTTGGCGTAGCGCAGGTGACGGAAGATACTGGCCCCGAAGCTGCCCGCCTTGCTGGCGTGCCGTGGGACCGAGATAAATGGTTGAATGACCCGCGCTATAATGCCCGCTTGGGGCAAGCTTATTTCGGCGCGCAGATGAAGAAATACGACAATAACCCGGTTCTGGCAGTAGCTGCCTATAACGCTGGCCCAGGAAAGGTTGACGGCTGGATTAAACAGATTGGCGATCCGCGCACAGGCGAAGTCAGTAACGCCCAGTTTGCCGCAGCTATCCCATACGACGAGACGCGCAATTATGTGGCAAAAGTAACTGGCAGTGCTGGAGCTATTCCTGGATCTGCGACGATGGAAAACCTCATCGCACAGCCATTCTGGAACGCCATGAGTCCGGACAAAAAGTCGCAGATGATGAGCAAGGTTGCTGGCATGTACGACATGCAGGCTTCAGCCGGTCGCGTTGCGCTACAGAGTCGAATGCAGGACGACCTATCCAAAATTGAGGCCGGTAAGCAGGTGACGCCTATTTCAGCGCACGAATGGGCCGCCGTTATGCCGCTTCAGGCAGCGCCTGCCGAGCGCCTGCAGATGGAAAAAACCTTCCAGCAATACCAGCAGGCAATGACGCTACAACCTGTTTATCAGACCATTATGCAGGGCAACGTCCAGCAAGGTACCGCCGCCGTGCAGGCAATGGCACCGCAGGAAAACGACTCTGACTTTAAATACAAAGCAGAGCTTTATGCATCGGCAAAGGTCAAGCTTGGGCAGGTACTGAAGGCGCGGGAAGCGGATCCGGGGGCATGGCTGCAACAAAACTCTCCGGTTGTGCAGGCTGCATTCCAGCAGTACCTGAATGACCCTTCATCTGGTGAATACCTAGTTTCCCGCATACAGTCTGAAAAAGACCGCCTGGGGATAATGAGCAAAAAAGTTTTACCGGAGTCCATGGTCAACGACGTACTGCAGCGTATTGACAACACGCAGGAATCTAGCGTAAAGGCCATTCAGTCGGTGGCGCAGTCGTTCGGCAAATACTCGGATCAGGTGATGCGGCAGGTGCAAAATAAAGCATTCCCAGCTTTAAAGGTTGTAATGTCTACAGAAAACCAACGGGCAGCAGATGCGTTGTGGCAAATACGGAATGTACCTACTTCTGATTTGAGATCTGGTTTGGATAAAAACCAGGCAGACAGTGCAGACTCATCGTGGACAGATCAATTTAAAGATTTTTCTTCAACTCTTATTCCTCAGAGAAATGGTGCTGAAAACTGGACTATTTATAACGAGCAGGGAAAACGCTTGACCTACAACTACATGCAGCGCGGAATGTCGGCGTCTGATGCAGCAAAACAGGCGTATCAGGACCTTCTCGGCGAGCAGTACCAGACCAATGGCACTTGGCGGCTACCTAATCGTGCAGGGGTAGATATTCGTGACGTTAACGATGGTGCCAATGCGTATCTGAAAAACCTGTCAGCAGATCAGATTATGCCGCTTATTGGTGACCCAAGGCTACCTGATGAGGTCAACCGTGAGCAGAGTATCTCCCGCATTCGTGATAATGCGCAGTGGGTTACCAACAGCGACGAAACAGGACTTACCCTGATGCTCAACGGGCTGATCGTCAACGGTGCCGACGGCAACCCGATTACGGTGCCGTTCAACGATCTGGCGAAACTGGGAACAACCAACCGATCAGTATGGAACCGCATTACCAAGTTCATTGATACTCCGGTGAAATATACTCCCGGACAGTCTAAGGAATACAGCGCAGAAAGTCAGCGCGACAACCTGATTAACATTTTCCAGAACGGCCAGCAATCAGGACGATAACATGCCAATTTACACAGATGATCCGGGACAGGGCATTAACCAGCCAATTGGCAACGCGCCAGCAGGGCTTGGCGAATCGCTGCTTTCTTCCCTTAAGCAGGGATTTGAAGAGGGGCCGGTCATGTCCGGCTACCGCTTTGCGCAGGCCGACTCGCTGGCGAATGACCCAAACTCTACAGTTATCAGTAAGCAGGACGCAGATGAGCTCCTGAAGCAGTACGGCGTAAAGAGCATAAACGTGCCAGATTCTGGCGTTACGCAGGCTTTTCTCGATCATGTTATTGCCGAACGCAAAGATTCTCTGGCACGCCAGCAGATTGCGATGTCGGCACCGAGCGGGTGGGTAGCCACGCCGCTTAATTTCGCAGCCAGCCTAGCTGGTTCAATGGCAGATCCTGGTAACGTGGCGCTGGCGCTGGTTCCGTTCGCTGGAGAAGCAAAGGCAGCTTCTGTGCTTGGCCGATTTGGCGAGCGATTTGTTGCTGGTGCACGCATGGGGGCAGCGCAGGCGGTGGTGACCGTGCCGCTTACCGGGCTGGCAGCGGCGGCGGAAGGTGACGACTTCACCTATAGCAACGCGTTGGAAAGTACTTTCTTTAACACGATGGCTGGCGGTCTAATGCATGCCGGCGGCGGCCTTATCGCCGATATCGTGCGACCGCGTCGCGTTCCCGATGCTGCAACGGGAGAGTCCCCGGCGTTTTCTGGCGATGCGCAGCCAACCCCGGTGATAACGCCTGACAACATTCCGGCGGGCGTGAATATCCCTGAGGTTGGCGCTAACGCAGATCTGGCGGCGGCCATTTCCAGTGAAGCGGAGAGCTACGCATACAGCCGGGCTTATGACGACGTGGTTCCTGACTATATGGCGCGCCAGCAGGAGTTACAGAGCGGGCAGATCGGTAACGTTGCCGACCTGCGTGCCGAGCTTGCGGCTAATCAACGTCATGCTGACTCGCTTGATGCGACGCTGCAACAGCGCACCAAAAAGTATCAGGGGAAGCGGATGAAGTTTAAGGATGCGCGCTCTAGGGCACTGAAAGAGATTCAGGCCGAGAAAGACGCCATCGCTGCACGCAATCAGGAGATCAATACATCGCTGGAGCAGAACGCGACAGCAGAGCAGGCGCGCTGGCGCCAGTCTCAGATTTCCCGCGGCGAGATCCCCGACGACCTGAAAGTCACCATTTCCGAGCGTGCGCAGCAGATCCTGGACGGCATGCAGATGTCGCCGGTCGCTGGCGCAGTTCGCACTGCCGCAAGCGCCATCAGGGATGCTGACTGGAACGTGAACCAGCAGGCGTATCGCGCTGCGCTGGCACACATGATGGAAGGACGTAGCCCAGATGTTGAGCCCTTCTATGAACTGCACAAACCAGCACTGCGTGAACGCGCCATCCATCGCATACAGAACCCGGCACGGCAGGTTGATGAAACGGCTCGCCCAGCAAGCGAAACAGCCGATCGGGTTTATCAAGAAACGCAAAAGGCAGATCATGAAATTACCGCTGCCGCTGCAGACCTTGATAACGAGCTCAACCTGAGTAACGCCCTGCTTGACGATATCGCTGTCGATAACCCTGATCTTGCGACCACGTTGCGCCAGAAACTCAATGATATTCGTGCCGACGCCAGCGACAATAGCATGAGCAACGCTTTCCGGGCATTTGCCGCCTGTATGATTAACCGGGGGATGTGATGGCAGCAAACGAATTTTTGACGCAGTGCGAGCGCAGTGTAAATGCTGCCGCTGGTCGCGAGCTTTCTTCCGATGAGATGGAGTCGCTGGTGCGTGACATGAACGACACCACTAGGCGAATTCTGGCGACCAATGAGGCGCTGTCTCTGGAAGAGGCCGCGATGCGCGCAGCGGAAGAACTGAGCAATGCCGATATGCTGGCAAAACAGATTGAGGCTCGCAATAAGGCAATCAACGCCCGTATTGCCGCACAACGACTTAGAGAGCTTCGTACTATCTGGAAAGACCGCCCGGATATCGGGCTTGAAGCAATGCTGGTTGGCCGCAACGATGCGCGTATCGGCGCCCGCCGGTCGGTATCTTCGGAGGTGGCGCAACTGCGCGGCAAGTATCATTCCGGTATCAACTACGATTTTGACCGTGCCGGGCTGGTGCAATTCATCGCCAGCGGCAGCAATGACCGGGAAATTGCCGATGCAATGTGGCGCATAGGGCGCGGGCAGTCAACTGACGGTATGACAAAGCAATCCGTAAGCGCTGCACAAATCATCATGAAATGGCAGGAAACTGCGCGTATTGATGAGAACCGCGCCGGGGCATGGATACGCAAAGAGCCGGGCTATATAGTGCGCCAGTCACACGACATCATGAAGATCCGCGCCGCAGGTTATGAAGCATGGCGAAATGCTATTCTCCCGCGCCTTGATGAGCGCACTTTTGACGGCGTGGCTGACCGCGAGCAGTTCATGCGTAACATTTATAACGGGCTGGCTTCCGGCGTGCATCTTACATCTGAAAAGCCCGATTGGATGAATGGCTTTAAGGGATCGGCGAACGCAGCTAAACGCGCCAGCCAAGAGCGAATTTTGCACTTCAAAGATGGTATCTCGTGGCACGAGTACAACCAGCAATTCGGCACCGGCAGCCTGCGAGAAGCGCTGTTTGGTGGCTTAAACAGCGCTGCCCGCACAACGGGCATGATGCGCGTACTGGGCACTAACCCACAGAACATGTTTAAGTACCTGACGGACACCATTGCTGAAGATATCAGCAAATCCGGAAGACCGGCAGCGTTGGCTGACTACATGACGAAGGTGCGTCGCATTAACCGTACCGTAATGCCGCAGGTTGACGGCTCGCTAAATATTCCTGGCAGCGTAGGCTGGGCCAATGCGTCGGCGGCTGTACGCGGCTGGTTGCGTATGAGCCAGCTTGGTGGCGCGGTAATCTCATCGTTTAACGACGTGCCTATCGCCGCTACCGAGATGCGCTACCAAGGGCAGAATTTTATGCAGGCGTTGCTTGGTGCTATGAGAGGCCGCTTCACGCGTTACAACAGCGCGGAGCAGAAAGAGATCCTTTCCTCTAAGGGGATCAAGCCAACGCAGCGCGCTATCGCTGACGCACGCGATCAATTGGAAGGGCAGTTGCGCGGCTACATCCTTGACCGCCTGAATATCGCCATGTCAGAGCCTGGCGATCGCACGCAGGCGTTTATGAAGATGGGTACGGTGCCAGGAACGGTGGCTGGGGAAGCAATACGATTCGCTGGTCAGTACAAATCGTTCACTGCAAGCTTCATGCAGAACGTGCTAGGACGCGAAGTATTCGGGCGTGGTTATATTCCTGCTGGGCTTGGTGAGTCGAAAACCGGATCGCTGACGAATGCGCTGCTACGTAACGGGAAGGGGGCTTTCCTTGGCGCTGCAAACCTCTTTGTCTGGGCGACTATGTTTGGTTATATCTCCATGCAGTCAAAACTCATGCTGAAAGGGCAAACACCACGCCCGGCAGATGCCAAGACGTTTCTCGCAGCCGCATCTCAGGGGGGCGGTCTTGGCATCTTGGGTGACTTCATGTTTGGCGAAGTCAATCGCATGGGGGCCGGGCCGGTTACGTCGCTAATGGGGCCGGCAGCATCGAACGCTGACAGCATTATCACGCTGCTCCAGCAGACCACGAGAGGGGATGCAGATTTGGGTGACTGGTATCGCACGGCACTTGACAATACGCCATTCCTCAACGTGTTCTGGCTTCGTACGGCGATGAATGGTTTAATATTGAACCGGATACAAGATGCCCTTGACCCAGGCTCTCTTGAGCGTTATCAGCGCCGTGTTGAGCGTGAGCAGGGTAACGAATTTCTGATCCCACCATCGCAGTTCATGCTAGGGAAGTAATATGAACAGAATTATATTAATGATTATTCTTATGCTTTTAGTTGTAAAATCTTTTGCAGATACTACCTCACCGTTAATGATTCAGCCTAAAAATGGGGAAACACTGGAGGATTCTAAAAAGCATACAATGGAATATTTTGGATGTATAAAAGGGCAGGCCGTAAAATACGCTAAGACAGGAGAAAGTGTTGATTCTATATCCAAAGCTTCGGTTGTGTCATGCGAGTCGTACATACAAAAGATTGCTGAATCAAATATATACTATTTAAATTCCTCTCAAGACGGTAAGCGGAAATTTATTGGAAGGCTTAAATCAGATGGTGAAAATTTAGCAACAAAATTTGCTATGGATGAAAAGCTAAAAAATAAATAGGTGACTACATGCAAGCGATAGGATTCATTGTTTATATCGTCGTTGGTCTTTTTCAGTTGGCAGCAATTATGGCTGGGCTTGAATCATGGTGGGGATTGCACTGGATAATTGCAGCCCCCATTGCTTTCATCGTGAGCTATATTCCATTTGTTGGAGCGATTGTTGGTATGGTTGGCGCTGTGGATGTATGGCGGTGGGAGTGGTGGCAGGCTGGCCTTCTCTTCTTTGGTGGGATCATCTTTGCTATTGTCTGCGGTGGAATGTCATCATTTTTCGAATGGCTATCATTCAGAAAAAGAGTGTGACATGTCACAGGCCGCTTTCGCGGCCTTGTTTTTTAACGAATGCCACCGCCGCCCGGGCGGGAATCCGCAGAACGCCCACCGCAGCGGGAGCCGTCAGCGGCAGTATCGCTGTCGTGCTGACAACGACCGGCAAAGGCCTGAGTTGAAGCTACCAGAGACAACAAAACGAACAGTGCAGCAAATGCTTTTTTCATTGTGAAATTTCCATCTATAAGCCACCTCAATGTGGCGTCAATGAGTGTAGCACTGACTTTTGTTTCGTCCACAAAAAAGCCCGCGCTGCGGGCTTCTATTAATGCAGTTTATCTTTGCTTATAACCAGTAGTCTGTGGGTATGCACATCTTTATCACTGCCCCAACAGAAATCAGCCCACTGGCTATAGAAATCATCCCATGATGTCATGAAGCTAAGAGGTCTATCTTCTTCAGAGCCATCTGAAACGTATACATTATATCCCGGGGTGTTTATAGCCCAAGAAATCATTCTTTCCCAGAATCTTCTCCCATCGATTGTTTGTTGCTCATCAGATACAACGATCGCATATTGCTCTAGGAAGAACTGAAAAAAAATCTGAGGCAAACCATGAACAGCACGGTCATGAATAACATTAGGCGTACGCCATACCATGATCTGCGTACATGTTCTTTTGGCTTCGACGATATCTTCCCGAAAGATTAACTTAACCGCATACACCGTTTCTGGAGTATCGCTGGTAGTAATCATTCTGTAATGATCGCCATTACAAGATTTTACAAGGCGATAACCATAAGGTGTTGTGAATCCCGGAAGAACGAAATCAACCACACCTTTCGCTAAGTAGCTTTCGGTGTGACTAGTGTTCTTCTCAGACATGTTCAGTTTTCTATCGAAATCTGCTTCTGGGATAATGTATGGCATCGCTTTTCTTGTTGTATTTGTTCTCATTTCGTCCTCCCATGTTTGGCTACAGGACGCGTTTTGAAGGGAAGATTAAAAATGCTTTCTTACCCTTGAGGTAATAGTACGCTATTCACCCCCAGTCTGCAATCTGTACAGAATTATTTAAAGGCACGTCCCTGTGCCGCCGCCGTCAGAAGAACCCTGCCTTGTCGTTGATGTACTCCGCGTGGGTCTGGATATCACGCAGGCATTTACTCACACCGACGATGTAGCAGAACATGGTGGTCAGTTCCGCCGCCGCGCCCGATACGTCATGCCCGTCTTCCTGTAACTGGTTCAGCAAATTCATCAGCAGTGAGTTCTCCGTCAGGCCGAGAACACCAGACGGCGAATGAATCAGGCTGCGGTAGCCGGGCTTCAGCGGGGCACTGTAGGTTTTGTTCTCTATCTTCATCGCCTGCATCACTGCTGATGCTGTGGCGTTTGCAACCTGGTCGGCAACCATCTTTATGCGTTCTTCCTGCGGGAGCGAGTTTTTAATGTAACTTCCGGTGCGGCGGATCTGAGGAAGAACCTCACCTGTAACCCATTTACGAAAGCGGTAGGGGATAGTGCCTGGTGTCACCGCATCGCGGCAGCGGAGGATCAGTGTGTAGAGGCCTGACTCGCTGATAATATTGGTTTCGCCTTGACGACCTAAGTTAAATTTAGCCCTTTCATCATCATCAAGAGATTTGATTGACATGGTGGGGTTTGTCAGTTGAAGAGCTTTAATAACGTCTTTGGCAACAAACCAAGGATTTCCATCAATAACAATGGCTCGAATGGTTGCTTCTGATTCAAAATGAAAAACAGATGGGGTTACGTTAGCAGTCATGGCAATCACCTTTTAGTATGGTTAATCACCACCTGAGGTGCAAATCTCGTTGGTGGTGAGACGTACAGGGTTTGCACTACCGGCTAAAAGGACCCGGCGCACCTTTCGGTGCCCCTGCACGTCCCACCATAATTCTGGCATGACTGTGCTATACGCATAAAAAAACCACGTCTGGCGTGGTATGCGCCTTTTAGTAATCCGGGGTGCAAATCCCGGCACTGGATTTTGCCAGTGCTCAATTACTATGGCACAAGAGGAGTGCGATGTAAATTTACCGCAAAGGTAATGATAAACGCTGATAAATATAAAAATCAACCGTATTTGGTTGATTGCGTTTAACGCTTGATCACCTGAAAGCAAGATATTACCTTTAAGGTAATGTTATTGTGAGGAAAAGCAATGGAAGTTTTCTGGATAGTTGTTGGTGTGGTTGCGGTGATTATTTACGTTATCAACCAGAACAAGACTAAGATCTCTGATCGTACGGTCGTTAATCATAACAAAACGATAAAGACCGAAGATGGGGAGATAACGATTAATCGTACACAGGTGATAGAACACACCTCTACTCAGTTTCAAAAAACTGGAGGTAATGCGCCTAATATTTCCGCACCTCCTGCTTATGATAGTGCGGTAATCCAGACATATTATAAACAGCAGGAGTTAGCAAAAGAGAGGCAACTGATTCAGCCAAAGCCGTTTACAGCTGAGCTTCCACCTGGAGTGTCAACGCGTCCGGCATATCATGGAAGATTCCCTGGTGATGACATATCGTCTCAGTCATCTAAAAAAGCACCTCAGGCAGTATCAGAGCCAGCAAGAATACCTTCTGTATCGCCGCCAAAAGAAGAATCAGCTAACAGAGTTTCAAGTGGTAGCAAGCAGTGCTTGCGATGCAGAATAAACCTTCCATATGAAAAATTCAGGAAATCGTCAAAAAATCCAGATGGATTGACTAAGTGGTGTGCAAGGTGTCTCGATGGCCCAAAGAATACACGCCATATGAAGTGGTGCCCAATTTGTAATGTCCGCAGAAAACGAACCAGCTTTTACCCTAATAATCAAAATGCGGACGGCTTAATGGCATGGTGCAAAACGTGCTGGGATGAGCACAAAGCGAAACGATAGGCCGCTCTTGCGGCCTTTAAATTTACCGGGTTTGTTTTCGTAATTGTTCGGCACAATAGTCGAGATGTGTTTGCAGATCCTGCATAGACATCTGTGAGCTGGTGACGTAGTTAATCAGTGCAGTCAGTTCGGCAAGTGGGCCATCGACATTAAATCCATCCTTATCGAGATCCCGGAGTAATTTCATCAAGTGCGATCCCTCCACCAGTGATCTGACGCCTCCCGGCGTGTGAATCCTTTCGGTAAATCCGTCTTCCAGTGGATAGTGATACTGCTGCATCTTATCTTCTCCATGCAATAACTGTATAAATATACAGTATCAAATAATTTGTTTGCTATCCAGCACGTTTTGCAAATTACCTGAAAGGTAATATCTATTCATATTCACAGTCTTTCTATCCATATGTGGTTTTTCAGGTAATAGAATAACCAGATATGCGGCGCAACGGGTGCTGCGACTATCTGGAGATTTAACATGACGGTCTCAACCGAAGTTGACCACAACGAATACACAGGTAACGGCGCTACGACATCATTTCCGTATACCTTCCGTATTTTCAAAAAATCCGACCTGGTTGTTCAGGTGTCTGACCTGAACGGGAACGTAACAGAATTGGTTCTGGATACCGGTTATACGGTAACTGGGGCGGGCACTTATAGTGGCGGTTCTGTGGTTCTTCCGTCGCCGCTTGCTGCTGGCTGGCGAATTACGATAGATCGTGTGCTTGATGTGGTGCAGGAGACAGACCTTCGCAATCAGGGAAAGTTTTTCCCCGAAGTGCATGAGGATGCCTTTGACTATCTGACGATGCTGATCCAGCAATGTTTTGGGTGGTTCAGACGTGCATTGATGAAGCCCTCTCTGCTTGCAAAATATTACGATGCAAAGCAAAACAGAATTTCTAACCTTGCAGATCCATCACTTGAGCAGGATGCTGTAAATAATCGCTCAATGCGTAATTATGTCGATGCTGCAATCGCCGGGGTTGTTGGTGGTTTTGGTTGGTTTATTCAGTATGGTTCTGGAGCAGTATACCGAACGTTCCAGGATAAGATGAGAGATATCGTCAGTGTTAGCGATTTTGGTGCAAAGGGAGATGGAATAACTGATTCTACGGAGGCGTTCTCTAATGCAGGCCACAGAGCGTTTGTTCCTAATGGCGATTTTGCAGTAAATACTCTCGAAGTTGATGTATCTTCTGTTCAAGGTATTGGGAGGATTGTTGCTGATAATGGATCTCTTATTTCAGTTTCTCGTCTACTTGAAACTGACAAACTTGTGCAGAGAAAAATGATGGAACCTTTTTTTGGTTTTCAGGGAGAAACAAACACAGAA